CATCACCGCCATCATTAGTATATAAATTAATTATCGCTTCTGTTCCAGCATTACCAGATGATCCTATATTCAATGTTTTATTTTCAAAAGTTAAATCACTTTCAGCATCTATCCCGGTAGTTGTGCTATCACGACTTGTTAGTATTCTATTATTGGTTGGGTTATTAACTAAACCAGTAACGCTAACCGTAAAGCTATTTCCAGCATCATTGTAATTTAAATTAATACCAGTTCCGGCCGCAAATAATCCTGATCCTATGCGGTCATCAACAGCCTCGTTAAAGTCTGTTATCTGAGAGGCTGTGTGTGTGTGACCACTAATGCTAACTCCGGTACCATTAACTAATAATGTAGTAAAATTTCCACTACTGCTAGGAACCCAATAGTCCGTAACCGAATTGTATTGTAAAAATTGTCCATTTGTGGCTCCGCTAGTATTAACATCGTGTAAATAATTCAAATCTCCAAAACTAGTTGGTCGTACAAATATTTTACCATTATTAGCAGCATCTAATATATAAGCCACGCTAATAGCATGTTTTGGTTCAACTTTAGTAAGTTTTCCAGCTACTGTTGGATGAACATAAAGAATATCTCCGTCAGCCCATGTCTCATCCCCAACAGCATAGTTAGTTGCCACATTACCACGAGTATCAATATTGTTTACATGACCAAAATCAATAGCAAAACCATTATTATTGATATTAACATCAGCAAGCATCATACCAATAAAACGTATTTCTTGTATTGAACCATCAGCCACATATAAATTAGGAGTAATTATACCATTAGGATGAACACCACTAGCATAAACAACTTGTCCTTTATATAATGTGCTACCTGTAGTATTTCTAATTCTAAGCACTCGATGTTCATTAATTTGCATAGCTAAATTGTTTTCTATAGCTATATCAACAGTTCCTTCTGTATTATTCCATCCGATCTGTCCTTGTGTAGAAACTGCTCCATTATTAGTATTAAAAGATAAAATATCTAGTATTCCGGTACGTGCTGTTAGATTACCACTAACAGTTAGTAAGCTTCCGTCAAAAATAAGATTACTTTCAGCATCAATACCTGTGCTAGTGCTATCTCTACTAGTTAGTATTCTATTATTTGAAGGATTAGCTATTAATCCAGTAGCGCTAACAGTAAAAGAATTTCCACTATCATTATAAACTAAACTAATTCCGGTTCCAGCCACAAATAATCCACTCCCAATTCTATCATCAACAGCTTCATTAAAATCGCTGATATAAGTACTATTTAATCCACTAACAGATATGGTAAAATTACCAGTAGTAGAAGAAACATTTATTCCAGAACCACTACTAATATTTTTAACTGGTAACAATCCACTAACAGAACTATTAAAATCAGTAATGTCAGAACTAGTATGAGAGTGTCCACTAACACTAACTGGAATATTATTAACAAATAAATTGCCACCAACAGAAAGATCAGAAGCAAAATATCCACTACCAGTAGCATCAGCAGTAAAATTACCGCTCGAAGCATATAAGTTTCCATCACTACCTATTGTAAATTTACTATTAGCAAAACTTGCATTTCCATCAGAAGCACTAATGTATACTGGATCATTAATACCATCTCCAATATGTATATATTCAGATATTCCAAAAATTCTAGGATAAGGAGTAGATCCGGTATTAATACCAAAATGTCCAGATGTTACAACATCTCCACCAACAGACAAAAGAGACCCATCAAAAGTTAGATTAGTTTCAGCATCAATACCGGTTGTTGTTGAGTCTCTGCTGGTTAGTATTCTATTATCATTCGCATTATTAATTAATCCTGTCACACTAACAGTAAAGGTATTACTACCATCAATATAACTTAAATTAATACCAGTACCAGCTACAAATAAGCCAGAGCCTATGCGATCATCTACTGCTTCATTGAAGTCACTAATATAACTACTGTTGAGTCCACTAACAGCTATAGTATAATTACCACTAGTTGATAATACATTAATACCAGATCCAGAACTTATGTTTTTAACTGGTAATAAACCACTAACACTACTGTTAAAATCTGTAATATCACTACTAACATGAGTGTGTATTCCGCTAGCATAACTACCACTGGGTTGCAATCCAGTAACTTGAACAGTATAGATATTATTAGAAAAAGTGGTGCTAACATATCCACTACCACTTACAGACGGCAGTAGTCCACTAACGCTGCTGTTAAAGTCTGTAATATTACTAGCTGTGTGAGTATGACCAACAAAACTAACTCCTGTAGTAGCTATAGTAAATGAATTGGATATATCGTCATAAACTAAATTTATCCCGGTACCAGCCACAAATAATCCGCTGCCAATACGATCATCAATTGCCTCATTTAAACCACTAATAGATGAAACTGGTATACCACTAGTTTCTATTGTTAATGAGGATCCATTAGTACCTAAAATTAAATTAATTCCACTACCAGCAATAAAACCAGATGGTATAACAGAAGTATAGTCTAAGGAATTCCATGCTGTGGATCCGTCTCCAATTTTAAGCCTACCAGTATCTAGTTCATAACCAGCTTCGCCACTAGCTAGAACTATATTCGCACTACTCCACCCATATTCTGTACCACGACGTAATTTAATTTGTACTGACATTTTATTTCCCTTTTATATAATAATATTATGGAGTTCCGCCGTCAATCACACAGTTATATAAAGTAGTAGGACTCATTGTGCTAGTTCCACTAAGAGCAGACAATCCAATAATAACAGATGAAGATTGACCTAAATTAATTGTAGTGCTTCCAATTGTAATTCCACTATTAGCCAATAATGTTGATATACTGATATTACCATTACCTAAATCTGTTAGAGTAGTATTACCACTACCAGTTACAGCACCAGTAATATCTACACTAATAGTAGGATCAGGTTTATTATTAACATTACTCCAATCAATTTTAGCATCTAGTTCACCGGTTGTTCCACTAAAAACTTCGCTACTATTAGTAGCATCTGGTATAAAAGTAAATTTACCAGTACTATCATCGTATCCAAAAAAACCAAGTTTAGCAGAAGATCCGTTGTGATATCTGAATTCTATACCTCTATCCTTATTATCGTCACTGCCGGGAGCGGTATCTCCACCCAATGTAAAGATCGGATCATCAACAGTAATTACTGTACTGTTTACTGTTGTTGTTGAACCATTAACTATTAAATTACCACCAACAGTTAATGTGCCTGTTGTGCTAACATTGCCTAAATTAGTTATATTAAGATTATTATCTAAAACTACAGCCTTGCCCGCCACACCAGTACCAGGAATACTACCATCTAGATAATTAAGTTCTGTTGCGGATGATGTAAGATCTGTGATATCAGCAACTTGTATTGTTGGATCACTTAAGCTAATTGTGGTCAATCCTGTGGAATCGTTATAGTTCACACCAATACCACTACCAGCAGCGATACCACTTAATCCGATAATATCTTGAATATATTCTGTGAGACCAGTAATGTCTTCTGGCTCTAATGTTGGATTAGTAGCGGAAATAGTAACTGTACTACCATCAGCAGCAACACTAACACCAATACCACTGCCAGCAATAAATCCTGTTGGGACCACAACGTTATAATCTAAACTTGTCCATACGGTAGTTCCATCTCCAATTTTTATACGACCAGTATCTGTCTCAAAACCAATTTCGCCAGCATATAATGTGGGATTAGCACTTGTCCAACCACTGGATGTTCCACGACGTACTTGTAATCTTGTATTAACTGGCATTATTTATCTCCTATTATGGTGTGCCGCAGTCTATCTCATAAGTATCTATAAAATTACTTAAATAATTATCTAATCCAATTACATCACTAGCAAAAACAACAGAGCCAGCATATTCTGTGCTAATTTCTAAAATTTCATTAGTTGAACTCTCTATTTCTAAAACATTATTTATTGTTTCTGATAGAATAGTTTCAATTGTGTTATTAACTTCATTAAAATTTAGTGAATTTAGAGTACTAGCTTCTACTTCTAATTGATTATTAGTTTCAGCAATAATAACATTAAAATCACTCATTATGGACAACTCAAGGCTGTTGAAACCTTACTGTATCTTTTATTAATAGTAACTGTACCATTTAATAGTCTAATTTTATCTTTACCACCACCATTGTAAAAATCTTCATCGCTTTGTAGTTCTAAATCATATTTAGCCGTATTAAAAGTAAAACCATTTGTTGTACTAGGTGGTATTAGTAGAGTTAGTTTACCTAATAATGCTTCTATTGTAAACTTATAAACACTATAATCATTATTGGTACTAATAAAAGTTTGATTAACATTACTATTAGTTGTCCATATTAATCTTGCGCACCAGTTGGTCAAGTCAATTGGATTACCATTAGCGTCTTTGTATATTAAAGATAATCTGAATGATGAACCTTGCTCAATAGTAAAGTCATACTTACTAGCTGGCATAATATCTTCCTTACTCTTGTGGTGGTATACACTTATATACACCTAAAAAAAAAGGCCGGCACAAGGCCAGCCTTCTTTTCTAAGCAAATTAAAAACTGATCAGAGAGCGCCTAGTAGTACTCTGCGATTATCTAGAACCGCAAAGCCTTGCTCTGCCCATCCATAGAATCCAGCTCTCTTTTGACGATGAAGTGTATCGTCTTCGAAGATCTGAACTTCTTGGCGAACTGGCATAATGAAACTATCTCTCTTGCTTAGATCAAGACCAACCACTAATTCAACGTCACTAGCTGGTAAGCTAGCGCTTAGTACGTTAGAATAGAATAGTTGATATTGTTGACCTTCGCCAAGTTCGTCGAGATCATGTAGATTGATGCCGAATACTCTGTTAAGAGTACCATCAGCAGCAACATAAATCTCACGACGGGTATATTCGTCAACTTGATCAACACCCCAATTACGGATATCTTCCATAGCCTCGGGACTAACGTATAGATCAGTTAACTTACCACGATTGTTACTAGCCGAGTTACCACCACCATTTCTGCGCATAACAGTCTTCATAAGACTGACTAAACGCTTTGTAAATTGGCCAGCAGCAGCATCGCTGTCATAAACCACGATATTACGATCAACACCAGCAGCTAGCAGTGTATGCCAGCCATCATCATTCATCTTTTTGACGAATTGAGCTTCTAATACTTCCATAGCACGACCAACAACGTCCCAACGGGCATCGCGGGCATACTTTAGAAGATAGTCGATACTGGCACCAATGTCATAGGTTGGAACCATAACATAGTCACCCTCGACGTGACGTTGTGGAATATATCCATGATTTGGGATAGTATAAGCCACAAAGTCTTTTTCAGTACCTGGAGCAAGAAAATCTAGTGGAAATTCTGGAGTAGCACTTTGAGCTAACACGATTGGCTCAAAAATACCGTCTAGAATATCACCATTAAGAACACCTTGACGAAGAGGAAGTTCTAGGGCTTTAGCGAATTCGGCATTAGCACCAAGAGCCTCTTCTTTATTTAGCGAACCAGAACGAACAAGAAGATTTGTTAATTCTGGGGTTGCTTCAAATCTTTTATTGGCCATATTTATCTCCCTTATCATGTAATATTGATGTCTACTTTGATATAACCGTCAGCATCTTTAGTGCTTAAGAATCTACCAACTTTGGTACTATTTGTACTTGTTATTGTTAGAACTCCGCTAGCGCCGTAATAAGCATCAGCACCAATTGTTGGGGTTCCAGTAACCTTATTAGTTGTTACTTGACCTTGACGTAACAATGTTACTTTGCTACCAATCTGAACCTCATCTTTGTGCCAATTGATGTGCTGTCTTGTTAGATCAAGATTCACAACATCGTTTAGCAATAAGCCTGCTGGTTTGGTACCAGATTGACTAGCAGCGTATTCAACAGTTGCGTTAGCATCGTCCATGCTTACGCCACTACCGCCACTAACGTGAACAACTATACCACCGCGTTCACCTGTTGAGTTCATGAAGAACGAAATATCTGTGTATGCTTCGATACGATCTGGTTTTAAAGCCATGTTCACTCTCCCTTATTTAGTTTTTTACCTAGTCTGTTATAAACAAAATCAACTAAAGCAGCTCTTGTGTTTTCAACTTCAGTAGCTACAGTTTCGCCACCAACACTAAGATCAAGACTTGCTTCTGTTTCAGCTGTTTCTAATACTTCAGTATCAACAACACTATCTTCAGAAGCTTTTTTCTTCATTGGAACTTCTTGAGCTTTCTTCTTTGTCATAGCAGCAAAAACTGCGGCCATGCTTTCGAAGGCTTCATCATCAAGATTTTCAAATTTTTCAACTGTACTAGTAGCAAGTTCACTATCCAAACCTGTTTCAATTAAAGAAGCCATTCTTTTCATCTTCTTTTCTTTTTTCATCATCTCAGCTTCTTTATCTTTGTAGACTGCTAATGTTTCTGTAACAGCATCAAGTTCTGCTTTCATCTTTTTCATTTCTTCTTCTTTTTGTTTCATATTCTGAAGCATTTTTTGAGCAGCTTCTTCTTTTTCAACAAGAGCAGCCTTGACTTCTGTTAGTTCTGTTGTTAGTTCGGAATTTTTGTTTTGAAGATCACCGGCTAGTGTTTGAGCTTCTGCAACAGCAGCTTCGCAACCGGCCATAGCTTCGATCTTCTCTTTCATTTCTGCAACTTGTGTCTCTAAACTCATATCAGTCTCCTTTAGGTTGGCTTGATTTGAAAATACACCTATATTTGTAAAATTGTCATTTTTTTCTCTTGCTAATTCTAGATCAGCAACTTTTTTATCAAACTGCAAATTGTTTTTAGTAAAAATAATACTTTCTGGATTAGCTGGTTTATCAACAAAACCCTTACCAGAGAATGTTATTTGTCTTAATACTCTACCAATTTTATGTTCTTGATATTCTCCCATACCGCCATAGGCTCTAAGATGTTTAGTTAAGAATGCTGTTTCTTCATTACGACCTAATACTTTAAATTGACCTGTGCTCTTATTAGTTAAACCATAATCAAAACCTTTAAAAAAACATTCCATACTAACATATTTAGTTCCATCTTCAATTTCTGCAATTAATTTTTCTGATCTGTCCTTTAATTCTTTTTCAGTATAACCCGTATAAATTACAGAACCTGTGAGAATATGGTATTTATCTGGTAAATTCTCGCTGGGAGTTTCTTGATCAATAAGAATTCCATCATCTGTGATAGGCCAATTAGAAGTTATATGGCCAACAATAATACCTTCGTTATGTTCTAAATTTGTTGGTTTATGAATAGGAGTATTACGAGCTGCCCAAACTTCAGATTTATCAAATACATCATCATTCTTATTCCAAGAGGTTGTGACTAAAATTGATTGAGTATAATATAAGTCTTTATCTTGAATTCCGGCCAAAGCCTTAATATCAGTTTGCTTTTTACTAAATGTAGCTTGAGATTTCTCTGCTATTGAAGCATAAGAAATAGAAGATTGTGCAGATAATAGGTGTTCAAGGCCATCTGCGAGTTCGTGAGCAAATATGTGCATAATATACTTTCTTAAATTAGTCTCTTAAGGAATACACCATTTGATAGAGATAAGATTTAGTAAATTTAGTCTCATCTGCGGTTAGTGGCCTATTTAATTCATTATTAATAGATTTATTAAAAGATTTATATTGATTATATAAGTTATTAATATCAATACTATTAACAGTATTGAGTTTTGATAAAACTACTTCTTCGTTAACTTCGGCAAATGGTTCTATTGAAAAAAGTATTTTAGCTTTTGTAGCTTCGGCTTCATCATACTCTGTGTGAGATAAACTACGCATATTTTTCTTGTTATAGAATTCTAATAATAATGGATTCATAATTTCAGAAATTTTATCCTGAGCATCTATGCTCCATAAATTTAGAGATGCTCCGGTTTGGGGTTTAAATTCTTTTGTTTTTCTTTTTTCAGTATCTTTAGTATTTTTAGGTCTTCCTTCTCCTGGCTTGCCGGGCAAAGTTGGAGTGATCGAACTATTTCCTATAGGACCACCTAATTTTACTGGTGGAAATTGTGCTTTGACTTCAACAGCATTCATTTCTCCCTTTTTCTTTTTATCTAGTTCTAATCCAATTTGACTGGGAGTTGCTAATCCGAGTTGCATTGCCATCTTCTTGGCTGCTGTTTCGAAATTAGCATCAAAATATGGACCAGCTTTCTTAACCATACGTTTACTCTTTCGTTCTCTGTCTTCTCTATTGAGTCTACTCTTTTCAGTATCAGGATCAAATCCAAATACTCTTTGTAGTAATTCATCGCTGATAATATTGCGATCAGCAAGTTGAATAAGCAGTGCTTTTTCAGCTTCTTCGTTACTAAGATCCATTCTGTCAAATTCTATTTTAGCTGGAAATCTAAACCCCATAGCCTTTTGAACCATGGCAATTTCTTTTTTCCAAAAATTCATTAATACTTTGCGACCATACTGAAGTCTTTGGGTTAGTGTTTTCAAACTGATAAAATTATTAGTTGTACCAGCAGCACCATATGTGCCAGTTAATGTTGGAGGAATACCTAGACCAGCATAAACACTATTTAAATGAGGAGTATATTTACCTTCACCTAAGAATTGATGAACTGCTGTTTTACTTTCTATAAGTTCAATATCTGGACCCCAAACCAGATCCATTGTGCCACCACCAACATTATTTGATAAAATATTACTAAGTTTACTAGCAGCAGCAGCGGTAGGTGCTATTTTATGTTCTAGACTACCAAGTTTAAAAATACGGATATTGCTTATAGCACCATCCAACGCAGCTAAGTCTGCTAATTTAAGTTTTTCAATAACATTAATATCATCCATAATGCTATAAATCATTGGATAAGCCCAAGTTTTCCAATCGTCTTTTTTATAATGAAATACCAGAGTTTTTTCTGGATCTAATATATATGGTTTTTTAGTTTTGGCTGCTTCAATAATTGCAGATGGTAACTGATTGATAATTTGGCGCTCAGATTCGTTTTTAGGAGTATTGATAATTCTTCTCAGAGTTCCTGGCAAAACTATAGAATACGTCTTGGCTCCCACAAAAGAAGATAATGCGCCACCAACCACATCTACATAAACAGGATCTATGAAAGTATATCTCCAAGGAATTTCTCTTTTCTCTACCTGTAGTTCATCTGTGGATATAATCATATCGGGAGAAGCTTTAGCTTTATACATTTCATCAGCTACTTTAACACTAATCTTAGCTGTTTGACGATTAATTACAACATTACCAACTCTGTATAAATTATTTAAAAATCTTTCGCTACGTTCTTCACCATTAACTTTATCAAACCAATTACGATAAAATCTTTCTATTCTTTTATTGGGATGAACTAGTCTAATTCCTTGACAAGCAAAATCTCCCATGAGATCAATAACATTTTTTACTAAACCAACACGATTATAAACAACATCAGCTTTACTAAAAATTCCCTTAATGTGTTGAGGGATACTTTCTTCTGGTCTAAAATAGTCATAATCACTACGAGTTAATCCTGGGCGACCACTAGTTGGACCATCAAGATTACTAAAATCTAAACGATATCGGCTATTATTAGCGGTACTTTTTTGAACAATATTGAATTCATCTAATGCTTTGGAAGCTTCACCAAGAGCTTCCCTTTTATCCACTATATTCTCATCACCCCATGTTACATAAGCATTGTCCGGAATGGTGGGAGAAGCGTCCGGAATTGACCCATTTGTTTTTTGGTTTTTTCTACTCATAATGGTATTGTAATTGTATTGCTATGGTTTTATAATTTATATACACAATTATCTGTAAATACCTTTATATATATCATCATTAGCATTATTTGTAAACCATTGTGGCCCTTTATATAACTCACCATCATTTTTAGACTTATAGCCATCTCTTAAATTAGATCCAATAACTTCATAATCTACTGGCGCTAAAGTTCTATTCAGTTGTCTCGCTAGCATATTAGCTATTACCAGAGCACTATAACGGTCTTTTCTTAATTTACCCTTTTTACCATTGGGTAATTTTACATCCGGAGTATCCCATCTATCTCTGCCACCAGATCCTGTGCTAGTTTGTGTCATAACTATTGTGGTTAATTCATTTTTAAGTTCTTCTATTTCTAGAATACATTCGCTCTGACTGTCATATAGATTATCAAGATCCGATGTCATAATATCTTTATTTTCTTTATCAAGAGCTAGTGCTAAACTAACTTGATCAAAACGAGGGAATAATAAAATTTTATCTTCTAAATCTTTGCGTAATCCATGATTAGCTTGAGCTGTCCAATCTGCTCGTGCAAATTGTACTAATTGTAAAATATGTAATCCTGGTTGACTATCTGTTTCTTTTGTTTTATCACTATCTATGATTGGCCAAATCAGTTGTTCATTAGATTCTAACTTCAAGGGATCGTGTAATGCTTCTTCTATAGCCACACCACCACCCTGAGCATCCATACCTATTCTGTATGGTGGAAAGCTTTTCATTAGATTGCGAATTTTTCTCGCACAAAATCCGTAAAAATCATATTCATTGATTAATCCAGTCTTTTGTCTCTCTTTGAAATTATTTCTATTAGTGGTCCAACAATAAACAAGACGATTATGATCAGGATGTAATTCTAAAATAACTATGCTAAAATTATCTTTTTCACTAGCGGGATCGATACCATAAACATACTCATGCTGAGGATTACCTTGAATAGCACTTTCAAATAAAATTTGTTTACCACCTATGATTATAGGTTTGATGTCACTAGTAACACAACTCTCAATTAAACTTCTTCTAAAGAATCCATCACTATCTTCTGTAAAACAAGCAGCATACTCCATGTTATATATGCCAGTATGTATGGTAGCTTTAGCTCTACTAACTTGTTTATCATCCATGAAACCTTTAGGAATTAATTCGTATGGTACTCTTATAATACTATAATCTTCCCAATTAAAATTATCTGGTACTTCTCCTTTAAAAATTTCCTCTAGTTTATGTTTATTGCCTTTACTGTTGATAATCGCTTTGTATCTTTTCCAGTAACTAGCAAAATGTTTAAAAGCATAATCTGCCGTTCCTGCAATAATGGCTTGATTTCCTTTTTTGATTTGAATAGCCTCAAGCTCATCACTCCATAATCCGGCTTCTCTTAGAGCTTTCTTTTTAGCTTCTTCTTTAACATTTTGAATAGGATTAGCACTAACAGCAGCGAAACCAGATACTACTGTTTCATAAATATCGGGAGAGATTGATGCGAACTCGTCTGCGATGATAATATGCGCTCTCAAACCTCTAATTTTACTACCATCACCCATAGGCACTGCTATAGTCCAACTTTCACCTAACCTCATTGTGCATCTGTCCACATCTCGACGCGGACCATCATTGTTTCCTGTGAAGATGCTTCGTAATATGGGACTATTGCGCCATAATGTTTCCATGTATTCGAATATGATTTTACTTTGTCTAAATGCGGCACCAACAACCACAATTTTAGTTCCCGGAACCAATAAACATCGTAGCACACAATATAATGCCATTAAAAAACTTTTACCAAAACCACGACTAGCTACGAACATTGGAAAAGGACGAATCCAAAATTCTTGTAATATTGCTATTTGTATAGGATGCAACTCAACGTCGAATAATAGTTTGCATGTTGATCCAAAATATTTCGGATCCCGTAATAGTCTTAACAAATGAAGATCAGGATTTTCTATATCATCCTTGTCTCTTCCCACCATGGGATTTTTATCAATAACTATTTGGGACAAATCTCCCAAATTTAACCAAGCATCTTCAAATATCTTTTTGTTGATTGTATCGTTCATAAATTCTTTTCATTAAACTAACACTAAATCTTTCAGCATTAGTAGCATCATCACAAAATACTACTTGAATGCCATATTCTAGTTGAATTTCAATTAATCGTTTAGTAATATAATTGCCACTAATTCGTAATTTATCCCATAGTTTTTTGGGTATGTCGCTACCAACAGGAAAAGTATATACTTCATCTAAACTAAATTCAAAAATTAAATAAGGATGTTTGATTTTGCTCAATCTTTCTAGTACATCTTTAAAACGACTCTCACTAAGATTAGTTGCTAATTCACTAACGGTTTTCTTTCGTTCTATAGCAAGAATCGTTTCAAAACCAACCATACTATAATCGCCAGTATCTAATTTTTGTTTGGCAGTATCATGGAATCCAAATTCCCATGGGGTTTGTTCTCTTGTGTCTATAATGATAGTGAATGGATCTTTATTCATCTTACTAGCCTGCTAAAAAATTCTCTGTAACTATCTTCATTATTTTTGATTAAATCATGATGAAATTTACATAAGGTAATTCCATTATGAGGATGATATCTTAGTCCTGGAAAATCTGACCATCTGTATATGTGATGAGCCTGAAGTTTTTTGGTATTTTTACAATTAGGCCATCTGCACGTGTGATGATCTCTTGCATATATTTTTTTTCTCCATAATGAGTATTGAGGATCTTTATAATTTCTACTCATCTAGTGAAACGCTTTCATTATTTAAGAATGGTTTATCCACAGTATTATCTTGATAGTTATGATATGCGTATAATTCTTTTTTATACTTGTCGGTAGCCATACTAATAATTTCCATTTCACGACCTTCTTTTTCTCGTATATCTTCATCCTCTAGCATACGAATCAAACCAACCCAAGAACTTTTACCATCTTCTATGCGCTTTATACGTTGTTCTCTAGTGGCTTTTAAATCTTTACTTATCTTTTGCTGCTCATTTAAAAGCTTGGTATATTCGTTAGTATAACTAGCTATACTATTACGAGCAAAACTTAATTGAGTTTCTAAATTTGCTAATCTTGGAATATCTCTTTGGGCTTCTGGTTTTTCATATTCATTGTCTACTAATTTTTGTAGTTTTTCAGTTTCTGCTATATGACGCTTGCGCTCTTTCATGCTGCGATTAATAAGAATATCAATAGTGATAAACTGTTTAATTTGTAATTCTTCCGCTGGCAAAACGTCCTCCCTAAACTGTTTAATTAATCCTACCCAAGTATTTTCAAAATATTCTAATTCGCCACTATCCTCATCAAATTGTCGTGTAATTTCACTCCAAAAAGTTTTGCTGTGCAATTTGCGTTTTAGAACATCGTTTTCGCTTTTGTCTCTAAGAGAGAATAATTGATTTTCGTCTATGTATCTGTTGACAGGTTCAACATTTCTGTTAAGTTGGAGCGCAATATTTTCCACACTTAAGTTTTCAATATTATCACGAATAAATTTTTCTTCGTCTAAACTTAGTTGTCCTCGTTTTTTTGGCATAATATTTCCTGTACTTTAGAGTATAGTTTATCTCTATCGCTTTTGTTAATTTTACTACCGCCCTTGAGTTTCAAATAAATTGACCGATATTCCCCTGTTAATTTCTCATCTAATATGTTGATAATTTCTTGATTTTCTATGCTAATATCTTTATCAAAAAAAGCGTTACCATAATCTTTAATTTCCTCTATGGTAGTTAGATGCATCAGATTCTTTTTATTCTCGTTTCTTTGAGTCCATGAGAAATATAATTCACAATCATTTTTATTGCTATATTTTGTGCAGAGAGATGAGGATTTGTCAAATAGTGGACAAGTATAGCAAGGTTTGTCGGGCCTTTGATAGTTGTCTCTTTTATAATTAAAGAGTCGATTACGAACATGGGTCCAAAGAAAGTTTTCTAGGGGTCTTTTATGATCATAATTTTTAAGACCTTCCAGAGCAAATATGCTAATTTGCTGTTTCATATCTTCTATATCATGATATCCAAATTTAAATTTATAAGCTAATTTTTTAGTAATAATATCAATGACTTTTAATAGTTCTTTTTCATCTATCGTTTTCGTCTTGGTCTTTTTGGTTTTCTTCATTTATTAGCTGTTCTAGTGTTTTGGTGGATTCAGCTTTGGTTAAGTCGTTTTCTACGTTAAGATTCTCACTAGCGGTCACTTTTAGAGTGCTAGGAATAATGTTGTCAATATTCATAATTGGTCCTTGCGTTAAGTGATCAATGTTATAATATATAATATGTTATTAGTACACTTTGTCAAAAAAGGAACAACTTATTATGGCTACCTATAAAAAATGGAGCGATGTTGAAGTGGGTTTTGTAAGGGATAATATTAGTATTTTGAGTGATGCGGAATTGGCCAATAAACTAAGTGGTATGACCGGGGAAACTATCACAACTGGTATGGTAAGGCGTCAAAGACGCAAACTAGGCATTGTGAAGCCTAGAGGCAGAAGAAAGAAGAATACTGCTGTTAGTTTAGATCAATAATATTTTTAAAAACTGAATAATTATCTGATCCATAACCAGCATAATATATAGCGAATACTATAACATTGAAATTTTTTCGGTGTTGTAGTATTTGTTGTTTATATAGGTTAGCAACAACTTCTGGAGGATTACCAAAAGCTCCACAACCAAAAGCGCCTAGTATAACATATTTGATATGATTTTTAAGTAGAGTATTAAACTGGGCATTTATTCTTTGTTTGCAAATATCAATATTAAACTTGGTATCATAGCAGTTTTGGGCGGCTGCTCTCATTTCTACAAAAGGAAAGATGTTATCTTTATCCAAATACGTATAGTGGGGATCTTTGCCTCTTATGCAAACTCGTGGATGTTTAGTGTCTAAATAAACCAAATCATCTTGTGCAGAAAGAAGGTTGGATAGGTGTGGTGGATAAGTATCATAAAAAGCATCATAGAAAGAGCAGTTGGATCGTCTCCACATATTTTCTTCTTGTGCCATAGCTCCTTGTTTATAACCACCTCCAGGATAAGTGGCGTTGGCCATATTTAACACGGTAAATAGATTACCATACTTTTTAGAGTATTGTAGCGTGGCCTCTCCCCAGTCTAACGGATCAACAGATATCACAGTATCAAAAATTATAGGAGATGTGTTATTCCATGTTTGCAGATTGTGGAATGCGGTTTTGTAGTAAGAATTATTTGAAGAAAAAGATTGTAAGGTTTCGTTTAATACGTTGATGCGATGGTTTCTCATAAAAATAATAAGGGGAAAATGGCTATTAAACTGGCTAATTATATTAGAGTGTGCTTACTATTTTTGAACCACCGGCGAGTATTCCGAAAAATCTCGGGGCCCCTTGGGAAAATAAAAAAACCCCACCTAACTTATTGATAGCAAAGAACTTACGACGTGGTAGTGGCCGAATTTTTAACGTAACTCCTTATGCTACAAGGGTTTACGACAAATCGCCCTAGCAAATGGTATGCCAAACAAAATGGCAGCCCAAAATGGCAGTTTTTGCAAAAATGGCAGAGAGCCAAAATGACATAGTGCGATAATCGCCGGGAAAATCGAGCAAAAATATTTTTCTGACTTTGGCATGGAACCTGCACTATATAGAGATATAAGAAAGAGAGTGAACGATGAGAATGATCGAAGTGATAACGTCCGATTGCTGTGGTGATGAGGTTAGGGGTTTGGATTTCTGTGCTTGCTGCCTTGAGCATTGTACCCCCATTTTGGAGTATATTCCCGATCATACCGATCCTGAGAACGCTTCCCCCAAGAGTGGGGGTTGACAAATAAAAAAAGTTTGGTATAATACTGGAAAGAGAAAGAGAGAAAGAGATGAAAAAGTTTTACGGTTCGGATGATGGATACGATTACGCTAAGGATAACCGCAACGGTGAGGTTGACGATTACGTTGCGTGGGTTCAACAATGGAGAAAAGAACAAGCCGAAAAGAAAAAGGCTGAGTCCCCCAATAATGGGGGTTGAAAATTAAAAAATATTTGGTATAATACTAGAAAGAAAGAGAGTTAGTTATGAAAGAGTTGGTTTTCTTCGTTTCCGATTGTTGCAATGTTGAGAGTGATGAGAGTCACGCTATTTGCTCCGCTTGTGGTGAGCATTGTGAGATTATCACCGAAGTCTATGAAAGGGATTATATTCCCGGTTACGATGATGGTGAGGCTTTCTAGTCTCCCTCATTGTGGGGGTTGTGCCATCGAAAAAGTTTAGTATAATACTTGAAAGAGAAAGAGAGAAACAAATGAAAACCTACTATGTCTATAGTGCAGATAATGATTTCTATCTTGGCATGGTACTTGCTAAGGATTGGATGGATGCTCGGTCAGTATATGCTAATCAGCATAACGTGCCATTCGGCTCAGTGTACGCTTGTGCATCCCCACTGTAGTGGGGGTGTACGCCTGTACACTACTGTACAACGACTTGACGTAAACCCTTACGGCGTAAGGACTTACATCAAAATCGCGGCCGAAAAATCGACGTAAGTGCTTACGCTGCAACGACTTACGACAAATTGCCGTAGCAAATCGCGTGCCATTCGATTTTGGCACGATACTTGCATGTAGCAAATGGTATGCCAAACTATATGAAAAATCGAGAAAGTTTTGTCAAAATTTCTTGACACAAAAATCTGGATTTTTCTCTTGCAATCTAAAGAATCCATGGTATAATGTCGATATAGAAGAAAGAGAAAGAAAGAGAGTAGAAAATGAAGTTCGATTATCATAAGCATGAGTCCAGAATCAAGGCTCAAGAATATTGGAAAAATCGTCCACCGTTTAAAGTTGAGGAGTTCCGAAAGAAAGAGGAAGAATACTTTATAATCACCCATCATCCAAATGGCATGACCACTAGGGTTCTTAGAAAGAGAGTTTAGAGAT